GTCAGTTTGAAAAAACATTCTTTCAAACCAAACAGTCATTCTACCAGAACCAGAAGTGCTATCATCTCCTGGAATATTAGCCACTTGATAAGTGTAATTGACGATGGCTTTAATACCATTTGGTTGGCCTGTACCCGCCAAATCTATATTAAGTGGAGTACCTGCAACGAAAGTAATAATACCATTTATTGGATTCAGAACTACATTGACTGTAGAATTGAAGCTAGATGATACAATGTTTGGTTTTCTTAGCTCGGCTTTAATATCAACTGGAGTAACTAAAATACCGCCAGGACCTGGGACACCAACTGCTGGAACAATTACTGTTTCATTCCAAGATACGTTGGTAAAAGCTTTGGTTTTAATATCATCAATAACGCCAATAGGTGCAGTTCCGTTACTGACAGTAGCCATTACCTGGTTACCAATAACGGTTAATTCCGCAATTTGGCCCGGTTGAAATTCTGCTGATGGGTCGCAGATAAAACTGACGGGCAACGTGTTACCTACTTGTACTAGTCTTAGCATTAGTGTCCTTTATATCACCTATATGGCTCTCTCTAGTACCTATATAACCGTTTGAATTAATCTCTTTCGTCTTCAAAATCTTCCATTGAGTGTTGGTCATCAAAGACCTCTAGAGAGTCTTCTTTGATTTCCATGCCCATTAACTCATCATCAGATGCGTCAATATCGAATGTTGGAGAATTTAACATATCGGCAAAGTCTGCTTCCATGTCATCTATACTCAGCGTATCTTTCTTGACTGGTAGATGTACATCAATGGCACAAGCGTCATCAGCCATATTGAATGGAGTGCCGTGCTTCTTATAGTTGGCGACTTCCTTTTCAGGAGTCAAACCTTTGGTATGGCGATCACTCAGAACTTTTTTTTTAGAGTCCGCAATGCTTTTGAACACAAATTCGTCAGGGCCCGATGGTAACTTATCATCGTATTGTGGCCTTAACAAACTTTTACCTTCAAACTCTTCGCCTGGTTGAAGATTACTTGGATCAACTGGTTTGGTTGGATTTCGCATCCAATCCTGGATTTTACCAAAAGAACGGTTTGGGTCTAAAATTTGTTTAGCATCATCTTCAGACATAACGTTGCTTGGTCCAATAAACTTGCCTATTTGATGATCAGAATATCCAAGTGTGCGCAAAACTATATTGAATTTAGCTTTGGCAATTGGGCTGCCTTTAGAAAATTCATGCATGTCACGTTGTGTTAAACCAGCTTCCATTAGTTTATGGATTGATGGCATTTGTTGAACGTCATGTGCCGCATTAGTTTGTGCAATCTTTTGTAGAAGATTTAAAACTTGATCAGCCCTGCTTGTTAAACCTTGCTCTTCAAAAATTTCTAAAGCAGCATGCAAACATTCAGCCGCCTGAACAAGACTTGGCTTTTGGGCCGAAGCTTGCTTGTGCATCTCCTGTTGCATACCTGATATTAGTTCATCTTCAAAAAGTGATTTTAACATTGTATCCTTATACGAAAAACTTAGCTACTTTAAGAGCTGTCATAATATGACTGACTAACTTAGCCTTAACTTCTGGATCAGTAATGTCGTGCTCCTTAGCTAATTGAGAAGCTTCTTCAGATAAAGACGAATCTCCTTTAAGGACATTGCCAACTTTTTTAGCTAAATGAATTAATTGAGCTGGGGTAGACATCTCCAACAGATTATGTAAATCTTGTTCAGATACGCCTAACACATCAATTTTACTCATTAAATCAGACAAAGAAAAAGCCTCACTAATCAATTGGTCAATGGCCAATGATTGCAAGACTTTTGTTACTTCTTTGGATTCTTTATACATGCCCGCCTTATCAAAGATATCGGCAGCAGTATTCAAGAGGTCAGCAGCTTTGGCTAATTTATTGAATCCGTGTTTGGTTTCCGTCTGGGTTTTAACCAGAGTCTTTTCCATCGAACGATAGATCTCGTCCTCAAAGCTGGCTTGTTTAAACATGTTCACCTACTAAGTGTTACTTCTTTTTGGAAGAAGATGAAGATGAACTAGATGGTTTCTTAGAGTCAGACTTTTTATCGTCCTTCTTCTTGGCGAAAGGGTTAGACTTCTTGTCTTTAGCAGACTGGGAGTCACTCTTCTTAGAATCCTTCTTAGAGTCCTTCTTGTCCTTCTTATCTTTCTTATCCTTCTTCTTGGCTTCAACAACCAAGGAGGCGATCTTCAAGGTAAGGGCAGAACCACGACCAAGACCAACAGAGTCTAGAGCGGCAGATGCGGTTAGCAAGCTGTCGATAGCCACGTCGAATGCAGCAGAAGCTTCTAAGTCATCAGCAGAGCTGGAATCAGAGTCCTTCTTCTTACGGGCATCGTTCTCGTCATCGTCAGCGGAGCTGGAATCGGAGTCAGAGTCCTTCTTCTTACGGGCATCGTTCTCATCGTCATCCGCATCAGAAGAATCGGAATCCTTCTTTTTACGGGCGTCATTGTCATCCCAAGCACTAGAAGAATCGGAATCCTTCTTTTTACGTGCATCGTTGTCGTCCCAAGCCATAGAAGAATCGTCTGAATCCTTCTTTGCCTTACGGGCGTCATTGTCATCTGCCATGCAACTATCCTTATCGGAATGGTCTGAGCCACACTTAGAACAGTGTTCTCCAGCAGTCTTCTTGTATTGGTTTGCGAACAAAGACTTGTGCTCTTTGCTGTTTAGTACCGCATCCATTGTTGCGGCTACGAAATCTGATACGCTTTGATTTTTCATTAGTTAGTATCCTCGTTCTAGGTTAAGCTTTAGAACACACCCTTTTTGGTTCCGAACATAGAAGACAACTGGGCGTATGAATCTTCTTCGACCGCTGCGGTTACTGGAGAGAATTCACCATCACCTCTTAGTCCAACTTGTGGAATGCTACCAGCAGACTTACGTAAGTTACCTGGCTCATGACGGGCAACGACCTTCTTCAAGGATTCGAATGCATCATCATTAAACTTCATAACTTGATCTACTTGGTCAGAGATAGTTGCTCTGTCGTGACGGCATAGGCCACGGTCAACCATATCGTAGGTTAGTTCATAGGCACGTGCTAACTTGACTCGGAACTTGTTCAATTCCTCTTCCATAGCTGCCTTGACATGCTCCTTCACTAGCTCGCTAGCAAATTCACTGCCACCATCAACTTCACCGTAGAACTTCTTCCAGTAAGCAACTGCATCCTTGTCAAGACCTTCTGCTACTAGAGCGTCAACGTCTCTTGGATCCAATTTACCTTCAGAAACGAGTCTCTGAATAGCTTCTGCTTCTTTACGAACCTTAGGTGGAGCCTTAGCGACTTCCAACATTCTCTTGTTAACTTCTGGTAGAGTCTCAACCAATCCGAGGCTATCAGATGGCTTGACATCCAAATCAGTTTGTCCATCAGCCAGTCTGTCAGCCTGGTCTAGCATATCACTAAACTTTTGCTTGGACATATCCTGGATTTCTCCATCTTCTTCTTTACCAAGGGCGTCAGCAGCTAACTTAGCTCTGAGTGTTGCACGGCCAGACCTGCTATCGAATGAAGCGCCTTTGCCCATCATCATAGCTAGTTCTTCTGGCTTAACTTCTACGTCATTATCATCAGCAGAGAAGTCTAGAAGCGAATCACCGTGTGGCTCTTCGTGATCTTCATGTCCCTCGTGACCTTCAAGAAGTCCTTCGATACCTAGGTCGCCTAAGCCACCCATGTCATCATCACCCATCATTTCTTGAACGGCGTCCAAGTCTGCGTTGGTGTCATTAATCAATCCCATCAAGTCACCGCCGTCTGCGGAGTGACTATCCTTCATATCGCTCATAGTGGAGTCTCCTTCGGCTAGTGCTTCTAATTCTGACTCGATTTCAGCACGTTTAACAATGGCTTTGGTACCACGAGCATACTTAACAAAGGCGGTCATTAACTTGAAACCATCGGCCACTGAGGTCTTAGCTTCATTTAATGCGTCTTCTACGATAGTGCCAACAAAGTCTTGATTGTTGTTATTAACAGCACCCTTGTCGTACATACCAACAATCATGTCTAGTTCTTGCTGGTGTTCAGTTAGATCTGCAACAGCTTCTTTAATTGCATGAGTCAAGGCACCATTAAGTTCTCTTCTTAGGGTATTGAGTGTAGCAGTACTGAAGTTATCAGATGCAGAAGACTCTTTGCTAGAATCCTTCTTTTTCTTGGCATCTTGATCATCAGCGGCCATTGGGCCACCTGCTGGTCCACCAACTCCACCACCAGCGTCACCACCGGCTGGAGCAGCGTCACCACCACCCATCTCAGCTTGTTCACCGGTTAAGGCTCTTACGGCCTCAACTAGGTCGGAACTGAGGTCTCTTACCTTTTCAGATAGTTCTACGGCACTTTGCTTTGGATCGCCGGACTTGCCTGCGTCTTCTGCTGGAGGGCCTGCATCGGCTGGAGGAGCGCCCATGTCGCCACCTGGAGGAGCGCCACCCATATCACCACCTGGAGGAGCTGCTGGAGGAGCGCCACCTGGAGCTGGTTGGGCTCTCTTGATTAGTCTGCTAACTGCATCAGCACCATTAACTTTGACCTTTTCGATCAACTTGGCACCGAAGTCCTTGGTAGCAATTGAGTCATATAGAACGTCAGTGTTACCACCGGATAGTTCTGCAACAGATGCAGTCAACAATAGCTTGTCACCTAGGAATACTTCCCAAGCACTTCTGCCCTTGTTCTGAGTACCGTTGCTGTTAGCGGCCTTAACAAATCTAGCACGGAGGGATGCTCTGGCTAACATTTGCTTGCGCTTTAATTCATCTTTAGGGTCAGCAGAAGATGGAGATGGATGCATACCGTCCACTGGGCCTACGCCTGGGAATGGTGGTTGTCCAACCATGTGCTTATCTTCATACTCACGTAGTTCTTCGTTGAGCTTATCCTTTGGATACTTTGGTTTACCTGGGCTTGGCTCGTTTACACCGCCACCACCGAGATAGTAAGCCTCTTTGCTCTTCAAAGCGTCTTTGGCCATATTGACAATGGCATTACGCTTCATAGCTCTCTCTTCTACTTCAGCACGGGCGAGCATCTTCTTACGAGCTAGCTCATCAGAAGGATCAGCCGAAGCTGGTGAAGGGTGCATTCCATCCACAGGACCAACCTCAGGGAAAGGTGGTTGACCGGTCATGTGCTTATCTTCGTGTTCACGAAGTTGCTCATTTAGACCGTCCTTTGGATATTTGACTTGACCTGGAGTTGGCTCATTAACGCCACCGCCACCCTGGAAATAAGCTTGCTTATTGATTTCTTTTGATCCAGACATGTTTTCCTCTTGTGTTTTCATAGTAGAAGTTTTAGCTAACTTATCCAAGCTCTTCTTCATTTGGTGTAGCGTGGCCTCAATAGCGGTTGTAACTTGTTGAAGTTCGGCTAATGATTCTGCCTCTACATCGGCAGATGCAAACCTTTGGGTTTGCGGAGTTTGGAGAGCCAATCCAGAATCCGTCGGGGCACCTTCATCCATAGCGATCGAACCCGACGTCTGATTAGATGCTGTAGAATTAGTATCTTTTTCAGAAATTTTTACATTCTTGAATTCTTGGACTTTGCGAAATGCTTCATCCAGTTCACTCTTGAATTGATTGATATCGGCAGATTCAACGTTAAATTGAGCACTACCTCCACCTTCGGCACCATTGGAATTGGTTACGTTTACCTGAGCACTAAACTTGAGATCAGCGAGTTTTTCTAGCTCCTTAGACCTGTTCTCTAGATAAGTGTTCATGGTATTTGCTGCGGCGATGATGTGTTTAATGTTGGCTCTAGGATCAGCACCATTTACAACGATAGATAACTCAATTGGATTGAGGTCTACGTTGATTTCACCGTAACAAGTCTTGTTCTTCATATGAGCGCAGAAGTCTTGCTCGGCACGAGCGACTCTACCGCAATCATAGCAAATGGCTCTTCCAACAGCAGTACCCATAGATACGCAGTTAGAAACGCCTGTAGAAATTTGTCTAGCTAGTTGTGGGAACCCGGCTTTGTCTAAAGCGCATAATGCAATCACTCTCTTAAGAGAACGATCATA